GCTGTTCAAAGTATCCGCCGATCGCGCTAATAAGCAAACATTTGTTATCGTAGTTGTTTGCGTATTTGCCAAGATAGCTATCCTCTGCTGTCTTTTTGATATCGTCATAAATCATGTCCATAGCTTCAACAATTTTTATTTTCTTGAACTGGTTGCCTTTATCGGCGTTAGTTGTGACTAAGCTGTTTACGCCTTTGCAGACCTTAACCTTTTCTCCGTCATTAAATACGATGAATTCTCCTGCATCAACGGCGGCAATCATTTGCTCTTTGGTAAGCCTTGTACAGTCTGTTAGCTCATATATCGGCGCAAATGAGCAGGAGATTGTTAGAGGCGTTCCCGCAATCAATCCGGCAATTCTAGCACAATATTCCGCTGCACTATAGACGTTTTCGCCGGCTTTAAATTCTTTCGTAGTTACATTAATGATCCCTTCCGCGTCAGCCTTGGTGTTAGGAAGTACTGCTTTGCATTTCTTCCCGTTCTCTCGCTGTGCTTTTATCCAGCTAACGACTTCTTGCGTCTTGCCATCTTCCTCAACGGTCGGAATTACTAAATAATCAAATCTTTCCGTTTCAAAGTAAGTCAATGCTTCATTATAATCTACCGCATCCGCAGGCAATACATAAACGATAATTTTTCTCGGTGCTTTTACATATCCCATCAAAGCAAGCGCGATCTGATATTTATTATCCAATGTAAGCCCGGTTGGAATATCTGTTGTACCAAATACCGTCACAGGGTTTTGATCAGAGTCGGCATCTTTTAAGATCATTGCAACGATGCCCCTTTGGCTTCGCTGTACGCTCTGTATTGCCTTTTCGGTAAAGCTAATGTTTACGCTTGGTATTCCCATGCTATCTACCTCTTTTCTTGATTTAAATATAATTTATCTGCTATTTTGCTATTATCTTTTTTGTCAATATCGTCGTAAAACTCAATGTCTACGGTTATTTGCAGGATGTTTTTATGCTCTCCAGCAAAGTCATATCCGCAATCTGTTACGTTTATTAATCTGTCTTTAACTGGCATTTGATAGCCGAATAGTTTTTCAATTTCTGCAACTTTATTGAGACTATCTATTTCATCAGCTTTTGCCTGAAAATAAGTTATTATGATGGAGTAAGAGTAAAATTTAAAATTAACGCTTTCGTTTGAGTTTGCAACGGGCATTACTGACACAAAAAAAGAAGGCTTGCTAAAACATTCTTTTACTTCGTTTCCGTACACTTTATATTTAGGATATGCCTGCCTTAATAGTCCAAATGCCGATACACGTATATCTAATGGAGTTATCAATTAAGACCACTCTCCTTTGTTATATCATTTAATAATTTATTGACTTCAAACGGCATTACATGATCTTCGTAGCTTTTACACATTCTTTTAACAACGTGGTTTCCTTCTACCCATCCAATTACTTGACCGTTTTTGTCAACCTGCTCATGCCCGTTTTCTACAAGATGAAAATGAGGAGCTTTGGCGCTAAAATTAACCTCCATGTTCTCGTTATACCCTCTGGTTTTGCTTAGCTTAAATCCTTGTGTCGTGGTTATTTTATTCTTTTTGACTATTTCATCATTTACTATAACCTTTTTTTCCTTTTCAACAACATCTTTTCGAAAGTTGTTCGATACCTGTCTCAAACGATTTTCTGCCATATCCGGATATTTTCTTATTGCGCTTACGAGGCTTTCCCTTAAATCATCAATGTCTAATTCAATTTCAAAATCACTCAATCGTATCACCAACCATTTCAGTACAGACAAATTGTAGCATTTCATTGTTTTCTCTGTAATTTATCATCGACACGGTTTTAAACTTGCGGCCTTTAAAATCAATTACCATATCAACATTCAGGTCTGGAAAATATCTTGTAAATATTTTATATGTCAGTTCATTCCGGAACCGTTGTGCTTCAAGATATTCCTTCCCGGTCGTTGGCTCTACGCTTGCCCAAACGGTTTTAAATGGTACTAGCACTTGGATGGTCTGGTTATATTCATCGTCTTGTTCCTCATAGCGCATAAATGTAATTCTTTTGTTTAATCTACCGATATCAAGCAATCGTATCACCGCTTTCTGTCTCAAGTTGAAGCTGTGTAATCATTGTATTAAGCGCGTATTGGACCTTTTCGTTTGTCTTATCTATTGTAAACTGTCTTGTTTCGTAAAGTGACGCAATGATATTTAACATCAATAATTTTACTCTTGGCTTCGATTCATTGCATTCCCCGACAGCTGCTGTTACATAATCCCTGGCAGCTTCTGTAAGTAACATTAAATATTCATCATCATCGTCTATATCAATTCTTAAAAAGTTTTTTACTAATGTTAAATCCATTTTTCACCTTCTTTAAAAGAGCAACAAGGATCAGCCCTGTTGCTCTAGGAATTCGGCTATAATATCAGCCTTTAAAGTTTTGGTTATGGTATACCCCGTACTTTCAGCCAATGATTTAATTTCCGCTATTGTCATTGCTTCTAGTTCAGATTGCGTGTGTCTGGATAGGGTATACCCTGTTAGTTTCCCACTGTTACCTCTGCTTTGATAATCGCCTCCGGATCTACTGTCTGGATATCAAGTCTCTCTCTTACCTTAATACCGGTCTGATCCTTATTCCACAGGTCGCCTGCTTCGGTTGATACTTCGATTGTCATGTTCTCGCGGTCGAAAAGTGTGATTGCTTCTTCCAAATCGCCGCAGATAATCGGATATTTGGGAGCTTCCGGGGTGCCGCCGTCTTTAAGCACTTTGTTAGACAGCTTGGTAATGGGATATTTGCCGAAAAGTAACATTTGTGTAGCCTTTGTCGGGTCCGGCTGTAACACATATTTACCATCGGTATCCTTTAACTTGTCTAACCAATTAAAACCGTTCTGGTTAGTAACAACCTTTGATGTTACGGAGATTGCAGGGTCGAGCTTAACATTAAATATATCCTTAAGGTCGTCAATACCAGCAACCGCGACCTCTTTAGCTGCTGTGATTTCATTGATTTTTGCAAGGATTAAAGCGTTTCTGGTAGCCTTAGATTTTTTAGCAATCCATTTTTTCAGGTACCGCATAATGTTCTCTGCCGTGTCCTGTAAAAGTTCGCGAGTAACCTTTAAGATGCCTCCCTTTTTCTTTACTTTGTAGGAGATTTGTTCGAATTGTGGTGTTGAAACCTCCGGAAATTCTGCTTCTTCTTCTACATTATCAAAAGGCACCTGGTCGGCATTCTTTTCGATTACTCTGGATCCGCTTTCCGTTGTTACGGTTTCAACATTCACCAGATTTTCGAGTGCATCTGCGGAGCGTCTAAGCTCTTTTATATCGGTTCTGATATCCTTCGGGACTGTTAGTCCGCCGTCTTCCGGGATTCCCTCTTTCATCGAGTTAAGCACTTCAACATCTTCTGCCTTTGGCTGCTGTTTTATTAACCCGGCTTTTATGACGTTTACAAACGCATTAATAACATTGTTTTTATCGTCTTTGTCAGGTGTGAGCGCCTTATCTTCCATCTCTTTTTGCTTCTCTTCATCAAGATCGCAGAGTAGGTCAAATTGTGTCTGTAGGTTCTTAAGCTCATCCTTTGCCTTTGTAGCCTCCTCTAACTTATTTTCAGCTACAAAGTTCTTGACTTCTTCCTTCTTCGCATTGATTTTGTCTAATAATTTTCTCAATTCTTTATTCATTTTGTACCACCTTTCATTTTTTGGTATTAAAAAAGGACCTTAGCCGTAAAGGTATAAGTCCTCTAATAACTTATTTTTAATTTGTTCTTGGTCTGCAGGCTCTGTATCTTTTTTTAACTTTGCATAGAGCTTTTCGACAATTTCGTCTGTGTTTACGTTGACGGTCGGAGGAGTTTCTTTCTTAAGATTTTTCGGAGTATTTATATACTTGTCAAAATAATCACTGGTGCAGGCCACGGCCTCGGAGCTTTCTTCAACCTCAAAATCAAAATACTGCGTTACTTCATTGCCAACAAGCCATGTTTCTTTATTGACTAATTCTTCGATTGTTTCTCTCGTTACACCTTCTTTCGCCCGGCCCATGTATGTATTTACGATAGCTTCTTGGCAACGGTCGAGTACGTCAGCATCTTTTCTTAGCTCATCAGCGTTCATTACTGTAAAAAAATACCCGTTCATGGGTTTATGTATCATAAATGTCGCATTGCTAGGGACTATAATCTTGTCGCCGACGCAGGCGATGACCGATGCAATACTTGCCGCAATGCCATCTACATAAACTGTCTTATGTGCCTTACAACCTTTTAACTGATTATAAATTGCTATTCCGCCGAACACTGACCCACCGCCGGAATTAATGTGAATGTCAAGCTTGTCAACATCCCCAATTTCATTTAGAAAATCTATAATGTCCTTGGGACACTTGTCATCCGGATAATAGTTCTTGTAATCCTCCGATTTTGAAGAACCGATTATATCTCCGTAAAAATATAGCTCCGCAGATGTCTCCGTCTGGTTCTTGATTTCAATACAACCGGTATTTCTTAGTTTCCCTTGCTTGTCTTTTGCCTTAAGTTGTAGTATCTTTGGCATTATTATCACTTCCTTTCATGTATTGCGTGCCCGCCATTTCGAGAGGGATTATATTGCCATTCGCATATAACCTGTCTCCGTGTTCTTTTTTCGGCTTATCCAGATATTCCCTTGCTTCGTTTGGCGTGTAGATGGCTGCCTGTGCGTAGTTCTTAAGCATTTCGGACTGTGTCTTATTGTCAGCACGAAGAAGGACTTTTTCATTGAATTTGTAATAAAATCCGTTTTCCCTCTCCTCATCAGTTAAAAGCTTGTAATTAATTTCATCCTCGTATAGCTTTAAAATATAAAGCATTGTGTCCACTAAAAAAGAGAGCTGTTGGCTCTCTGAATTTGCATATGAGGACTTCTCATAATCGTTTATCTGATTTGGTTTAATGCCGAATGCTGCGGCGATCTGCAAGGCGGTGTATTTCTTTAGCTCAAAAAACTGTGCATCGGTCAAACTTACGTTTAACGGTTGAAGCTGGAACCCTACCGGTACCGGTACAACCCTTCCGGCATTTTTGGCACCGGTTAAAAATCCTTCATACTTGGCCTGTAGAGCTTTCCTCCTGTTTTCGTCTAAATCACCCGTGTACTGCAATGCCATGGATGCGGTCAAGCCTTGTTTGTATAGGCTATTCATAAATTCCTGGCTTTCAAGTCCACCACTTAAGGTATTTTTAAGGATGCTCTTGACCGGCTCCCCGCTTATACCGTCAAACGATAACCATGTTTTAAAATGCATTACATCGTCTTGATTAAATACATATGTTTCTCCTGATTTGCTATCGTCATATTGATAATAAAGTTTGCCTTGCTGTCCGAATACCCCTTTATCGTCCATCAGTAGTGTAACGCACTTACTGGGCATCGGCCACATATCTAATATTTCAATTTTGCCCCCATATTTTTGCTTTGTGAATTTTCTCCGGATCCAGACAAAACCATTGCCAAAATGATTACGGTTTGTCTCGACAGTAGTCCAAAACGTTGTTGGTGTCATTACCGGATTTGGCCTTACGGTTAACAACTTTGATGCTCTTGTGCTTTTAGCTTTTTCTCTGCCGTTTTCTGTTTGCTGATAAAATTTAAGAGGCATCGTCGCAAGCGTCTCAGACAGCTTTTTAAGGCACGTGTAATATGTTACCTCGCTAAGCACGTTTCTGTTAGTATCTTTTATTCCCATCCATTCCAAAAACGTTTCACTGTTTAAATCCGTTTCGGGGCGTATAATATTCGCATATTTAGTAATATCCCCCACTTTCTCACCCCCCTTAAAACATTTCTAAAAATTTGTCCACAACATCATTTATACTTGATCCAAATTGGTGATATAAAGCTAATTTAAAGGCGCACAGTGTAGCATCCACCGGGTCTATTTTCTGCTTAACTGCGTCTTTATCAATTTTTATCAATCCGTTGTTTGTCTTTATAACCGCGTTGCTCATTGCAAAATTAAGCAAAGGATTATATAAGTAATAGATCTCTCCCTCATAAACTGCTTCCCGAAATCCGTTAGTGCTTTCGTTTAGCGATTTATGTGACTGGTAAACCTCCTCGACATCGTATCCCAGGTTTGATAGGTCCATCATTAGTTTACTTGCATTTGCAGGGTCAAAACACAATGTCTCAATATGCCATTGCATTTGTTTACAAAATGATATTACGTATCGCATTACTGCGTCTTGATCGACTATCTCTGTATCGGTTACGGTTACATAGCCTCCACGTTCCCATGCATCATAATCAACTTTGTCTTTGAACTTTCTTTCTTGCAATTTTTCACGGTTTGGAACAAATGAGTGGGAATACACAATATATCCGATGATCTCTTTTTCTTCTTCCTCACCGTCCATATTTAAAACTTTTTTAAATCTGCCGGTCTTAAACGGTATCACGAACGATACGGAAGTAAGGTCTATCTTTGCCGACATATCAAAGCCAACGTATACACTCATGCCGGTAGTATCCACCGGGAGCTTCTTAACTTCACATTTCTTCCACTTCGACATATCCATGTAGCCGTTTTCTTTAGCTTGTACCCAGATGTTCAAACACTTGGTAAGGAAAGCGGTCATTTTCTCCGGGATTTCTTTAGCAATCTTATAATCTCCCCGGATTTTTTCTTGACCTTCTTTATATGTCATACGGATTGGATTTGCCTTGAACCATAATCTTTCATTTTCAATTTTAGATATATCGCTATAATCTTGTTTGTCCAGTTCGTAAATGTCTACGAAGTATTCATCATTACAGACATCAACATCCGGGTTAAGCAGCTTCGAGCAATATTGATATTCTTGCACATAACATGGATAGGTTAAATCTTTGCCGGCAGTGGTAATTATCATCAATAATGGTTCTTTGGTATTTGATCCTAAACCTAAATCATAAAACCCTGTAGTTTTATGTTGATGATATTCGTCTAAGATAAGGCCTGCAGGGTTAGATCCATCTCCGCTGTCAACATCGTCTTTATTCAGTGGTCTTATAAAACTGCCTGTTGGCTTATACTCGATTAAATCGTTCGTCAGTTTAAACTTCATTCTTAGCGGAGATTTTCTAAGCATGAGTTTGCATTCATTAAAAACTATTCTGGACTGCTGGCTTTTTGTGCCGGCGGTGTAGTATTCGTAAACCTCGTTATTTTTTACTGACTGTGTGGATATCTCATATAATGCAATCCCGGCTTCCTCTTGAGACTTTGCATTCTTCCTAGCTACTTCCTTAAAATATTTCTTGAACCTTTTATATCCGGTTTTTTCATGTCTCCATCCGTATAATTGGCAAAGGTCAAATTTCTGTGAAACTGTTAATATTATAGGTTCACCGGATAAAACTCCCTTGCTGTGTCTCAACAGGGCAAACCAATCAACTATATTTTGCGCTTCTTTTTCGTCCCACACGTACGGGAATGGCTCTGCCAAAGTGTTACGGGCATCTGATTTTTTAAGGTCATCTAAAAACCTTTGGCACGCCCATTTATGTTTTTGACACGATATGTAATCCTCATATTCGCTTGCTTTTACATCATTAAAGCACTTGTTGGCATAATCTATAAGCTGTTCCTTTATCGTCATAGGATCACATCCTATATACCAAATTTAGCGGATATAGCTTCTTGCTGCTTATCTGTTTTAACGGATGCAGCCTTTAATCTGCTGTCGAGTGTCATACCACATAAAGCCGCAAATTTTCGCATTTCGGAAGCGTAGTTTGTCTGAATATCGACCAATGGGTTTTTGGTTGAAATTGTCCCAGTTCTGGTTATCCTGTCTATGCAATATGGTTCTTCTGCCAGCTGATCCGTGACCTGAATATAATTTGCAAAGGCATTGCAGTACGCTCCGAGATTATCAAGGTCTAAATTTCCAACCATGTCAATATCACTTAATTCTTTAACAATCCGGCGAAATTCTTTTTTTGCCGTATCATTTATAAGCCACTTCGGAGGAGTTTTTAACTGGTCTTTTCCGGTTCGTACATAT